CCCGTCTCCGCATTCCACGCCTGGAAACGACTGACCAACTCCCCCACCTTCTGCCACAGCAACTGCGCGTTATCCCACAACAACCCGGCCACATTCCGCAACGCCGCCACCGCCAGCGCCACCGCTCCCGTCTCCGCATTCCACGCCTGGAAACGACTGACCAACTCCCCCACCTTCTGCCACAGCAACTGCCCGATATCCCACACAAACCCCACCGCATTCTTCAACGCCGACATCCCCAGCGCCACCGCCCCCGCCTCATCGTTCCAGGTGATGAAGTTGTTGATCAAATCCGTGACCCCGGTAATCAACGGCTCCAAATAATCCTTCACCAGCGGGCCCAACGTCTTGATCGCCAACGTGTCCAGCGACGAACCCAACAAAGAAACCTTCGCCTCAAAACTCTCCTGCTGCCCCGCCGCTACCTCCGCCGCCGTCGCCTGCTCATCAAACGCATCCACAATCTCGCTGATATCCTGATTCAGCAGCGCCGACGCCCCCGTGATGCCGTAAGAACCGAATATCTCCTGCAATTTCTTTGTGAATTCAACCTGGCCCATCTTCTCAGCCATCGCCGCCAACTGCTCAAAAAGCGAGTCCGGGTCAATCGTCTCGTCAATGGTGACGCCCATATCCCGCAACGCCTGCTCCACCCCCTCCGTGTTGCGAATTAAATTCAAAAACGCCGACTTCATGCTGGTCCCCGCCTCGGCGCCATAAAGTCCCTGCTCGCCCAGCGCCACCGCCATCCCCAGCGCATCCTCTAAACCAATGCCCAACGCCGACAACACCGGCCCGCCACGCTCCATCGTCTGCATCAAATCAAAAACGTCCGCCCCACCCAGCGCCGCCGCCTGCGCAAACAAGTCCGTAACCCGCGTCGTGTCGTCAACTCCCAACTGAAAGATTTTCATCGTGTTGGTGACGCCGTCCGTCACCTGCTTCAACGCTTCCATGTTGCCCGTCGCCGCCGTCAAATTCAGCACCGCCGGCAAACCCGCATACACCTCCTCAACCGTCTGACCGGCCGTCACCATCTCCAACATCGCATTGACGATATGCGTCGGTTTGAAAAGCGTCGTCTGCGATAACCGCAACGCCTCATCATTCAAACCCTCAAATTGTTCCTCGGTGAGTTGAACCCGCGCGTCGATATCCTTCATCGCCGCCTCATAATCGGCGAACGTCTTGATCCCCTTCGCAATGCCACCCACGACCGCCGCACCACCCAGAATCACCCCCAGCCCCGCCAGCCGGTTGCGCATCACACCCAGCGCGCGCGACACCGCACCGATCTTGCGCGACGCCTGATCCGTGGCCGTGAATCTGATCCGTACGTTCGTATCAGCCACTGTTGCACATCTCCCGCCAACGCATCAGCACATCCCGCTCAATCTGCGAGAGCGCATCCACTTCCGCCAAACTTAAATGGAAATAGCGGCAAATCTCCGCCCGGTAAATCAAGTCCAATTCAGACTTCATCAAACTTGCGAGTCGATCGTTGGTAGCACCTTTAAGTTTTCGGAAGACTCGCCAGTTTCGTTCGTACTGTTCTGTGAAGTCTCGACTAAATTCATCCGAGTTAAAAAACCGAATACTTCAAACCCCGCCGCCAGCCGAGTCTCACTATCGCAATCCGCAATCGGCACACCGTCAATCGTCTTCACCCACACATCCACCAACGCCGAACCTGACTGCTGTTGCTGCAAACGATCCAACGTCACATCGTGATATTCAATCTTCATCAGTTCGCACTCACATACGACAATTCCTTCGTCAAATTCCCCTTGTAATCAATGATGTAACCATCATCGTCCTCATCGCGATTCGCACTCAACGTCCGCGCTTCCCCGCTGATCGTGAACTTCGTCGTCGTCCCATCTTCGTCTTTGATCACATGCTGGAAATACAACCAATAATTCGGCTTCCGCAGCAAAGCGCGCGTTGAATCCACCAGATCGCATTTGAATTCCAACGTGCCGCTCGCCTTGTCCTTGTACTCCATGAACCGCATGCCAGCGTAATACCCCATTTTCTCCCGCTGCTCTTCTTCCACCGGGTATGTCAAATCCCGCAAACCCGCTTCCTGACCATCCAACGTCAAATCGTAACTGACCGACCCCGTGATCCGCGTCGCACTGATCTTGACTTTGACCTCACTATGCTGTGGCAAATACGTCATCTCACCCTCCTACAACATGATCCCAACATAAAATTCCGCCCCGCTCCGGTTGCCACTCACGCTCAACTGCCAACTCCCACCACTGATATCCCCGCTGGGAATCGTCCGGTTGCCCCCCGTCGCCAACCGACCGACCTTCAACTGCGGCTTCGCTCCCCCATCCGCCGCCAGACTGTAATTCCGCGACGCCCGACTATAAGTCAACGACAACGCCGTCAAACCACCCTGCTTCACGATATTGATCATCGCCAACTGCCCCACCACCGGCGCCAAATACTGTGAAATCGACGCGCTCTGATTGACATTCCGCGTAAAAAGCGCCCCATATTCCCACTGCGGCATCAACCCCGACTTTCGCGTACCCGTCTGCTTCCCGTTCAACGCAAACGCGCCATCCTCATCCACGATCTCCTGCGACGCCAGATTCGCATAACCTACCGGCCCAAAATATCCGCCCCGCTTGTCCGTGATACAAAACAACGCCTCAGCCGCCGCGTCTCTGCTCACATACTTGCGCACCGGGTCGTCCATCAACCAACCCTTGATCTCAAACTCACCCTTGTAACCCCGCAAAACATACAACGGATACTTGCTATCAAATACATCGTACTCCGCATAATCAGCCTCATAATTCGTGCTGCAACCAAGCAACCCCGGGCTCAAATCAAAATAATCATTCCCAATCTGCATCGCCACATTCGAATCCGACCGCATGTAAGTCACGAGATCACATCCCTCCGATCATAAAATCGCCAGATCACCGAAACACTATCTTCCCGCGTATCCGAAGAAATATCCGTCTGAACTTGCGTCGATACCAACTGCACCCCAATCTGATTGACCACCACCGGATAGATCGCCCGCTGCGCATCCAGCAACGCATCATCATCCGCCGAGTTATCCAACGTCTCCATCACAAAAATCCGCAACTGATACATCGGATACGCCCGCGCCTGCATCGTATCATCCAACTGCAAACCATCCGCCCGCAATTCGTAATACACCGGCGCCACCTCCGCCAACGATACCTCCCGCCAACCACGCCGCTCCATCGCGCTCACGATATTCTTGATCTGCGCGCTAGGCATCCTCGTTCTCCAACAACCCGGTGGCCACCGCCGCATCCGCCACATCCATGCCGCCCTGCACCAACGACCCGAACGCCCGCGCCCGACCCTGTATATCGCTCGCCATCAACGCATCAAACGTGATGCCAATCCGCACCTCCGCCCGCCGCGCCGCTTCCACCACGATCTTTGCCAGCGGCTCAATCGTTGAATGTAAAAATATCCGCCAGCCCTCCCGCATCGAGCTCGCATCCGTCGGATACACAATGCTCGTCGGCACCCCGTACACATTCAACGCCGTCTTACTCGCCTCCAAATACTGATTCTGCACCGACAGCGGCGTCTCCACCCCGATCCGCTTTTGCTCATAATCTCCCAGCGGCCGATTCATCCGATCACCATATCCGCCAGCCATCGTCTCCGCCATGATCGCGCCACCCTTCGCCGACTGGAACTTGGCGATGAAATTGTCCTGCGCCGCCCCGGACAACGGCGCCGGTATCACATATCCCACCTTCGCCGTGCTCTCCTGCTGCAACACCTGCTCCACCTGCCGCAAGTACTTTCGCAACCGCGGCACGCAATCAATCGGCGATACCCCGCGCCCCGTCGTCCGATCCATCGCATAACGCGGATGAAATACATTGATCGCCTGCACCGGAATACTGTCAATCAAATAATTGCCGTTCTTTTGAAAATCGTAACTGCTATGCCACTCCATCGGCAACCCGACCCGCCACAAACTCTCCCCCTGCAACATCAAATCGCGCGCCACCGTCATCATCACATCCGGCGGGAACATCGCCGCATCCGACCCACTTACCTCCGCCGCCGCAAACGAACGACCCAGCAACCCCGCCGCCATCTCCTCCGCCGCCGCGATCCCCAGAACTTCGCCCGTCGCCCGCTCCAGCAACATCTGCACGATCGTGTCCGTGTATGGCTCAGATCGCGCCTCAATCCCCAGAAACTGCCGAATTCGCTCAATCATAGCGCCCTCAGCGCCTCATATGGCGTTTTTGACGACCCCTCAGGTATGTTGAGACCCCCAAAACTAAAAATCGCACACAATGCCCCTGAGCGCCCCATCACAGCGCCACCGCCTCAGGAACGCGCCACAACCACAGGATCGACGACGCCCCGCTCTTCACCAGCACCCCCGGCGGCGCGCTCCGCCCCATGTTGATCTTGTCGTACGACTTCGCCAGATACGCATCCACCCGTCCCGCCGCCTTCTCCTTCACCAAATCCGGCGCCCCGGGCGCATACCGCTCCACGATCAATTGGCCGGCCGTCGACCCATCCAACGTCCCCGCCGCAATCGTCTTCCACTCCGTATCAAAATCTGTGTCCGACTTCTTCACCAGCGCCATCCCCGCCGCGCCACCCACCGGCACACCTACCCCCGGATCTCCCTTCGCCCCCGCCGGCCCAACTGGCCCAGGATCCCCCTTCGGCCCAGCCGCCGCCGCCATCACCTCAAAAAATTCAATCCGAGTCAGCACCGCCCCTTGCGAATTGATGATCACATTCGACGAATCTTCCGCCGCCCGTACGATGCCGACCGTCTGATTCGCCCGGCCACCAATCTGTATCGTGATCCCATCACCGAAATCCAACGAATCCCGGTCAATCAGCAAACTCCGCGTATCCTCCTCCCCCTGCGAAGAAGTCCCTTCAACCACGATCTGCATGTATTCGGTGAATAAATCCCACAACCCGGACTTATTCCCCACCGTCGTGTATTCCGCCAGCGACCGCAGTGTGATGCTCATACCAACGCGCTCCGCTTCCGCACCGGCCCCACGCCGCCCGTCCCGCCCGAAATCAACCCGATCTCACAAAGAATGCCCTTCTCAACCTCTTCCACCGTGAACTTCATCCCGTTCAAAACCACGTCTCGGCTGCTCGCTTCAATCGGTATGTATCCCGCCCGCCAACCAGTGATCAATCTGCCGTTGATCAACGTCCGTACATCCCGACCCACCTGCGTCCGCGGTAACTTCTTCGCCGTCCAACGCACGCCATCCTTGCTCACAAAAACATCCAGCGTCCCGCTGCCCGTGCTCGCCAATATGTTGTCGTAATTCAAGCCATGCAGCAGCACCACATCATCCGCCAATTCCAGCGACCCGGCGCGAAAATCAACCGCCCGCCCCGTCGCCGCCGATACGATGCTCACCTGACCCCACGGCATCCGACCACTCGCCACACTCCGCTGGCGATACTCCGGCCGCATATCAAATTCAACCTGATCCAGCGGCAACTGCGAACGGTGGATCACCGCCTCCTTGTACGCCGGCCGATCCACAATCCCCACGCCATGAACCCGCGCCGAACGTATCGTCCGATCCCGACCCTGCCACTCATCAGAACCAACTTGCATCTCAACCGACAACCCACGCAAAACGCCCGCTTCCACCAACTCACGCGCCATCTTCCCATAAGTCGTCGGCGGATACTTCAACCGCATCTCCAACCGCGCGCCATCATCGTCAAATTGCAAAAATTCCGTCCCCTGCCGCGCCACCGGCTGCGAACGATTGTGTTGCAAATTGACGATCACATCACTCAGCTCAAACGCCCCCGCATCCACCCGCTCACGATGCGGATACGAGCCAATCCGATTCCACTCCCCATATCGAACCACCGTGCCGGTCAGTTCTCCCTCGCCGGCACGCAGTTCAACATAGCGAACCTCAAGTTTTGTCTGAGAGTACATAGGTCAACTTGTTCCACCCCCGAATCGTGTTCGCCGGCGAATTCCGATACGCAATCCCGAACAACATATGAATGCTCAACCGAATCTGCCCTTCCTGCGCCTGCGTGTACGGATCCACAATCAACCGCATCGCATCCCACACCGGCACCAGGACATTGCCCGGAATAGTCGTCCACAACGCTTCCTGCGTCAAACCCTTGCTCGACGTCGCCGCCGAAGTCGCCGGCACCCGCGAACTGAACAGCACCGTCGCCCCCTGCTCCTGCATCGCCTGGATCGAATCCTGCTGCGGATTGTTGTTCGAATTCAACTCCGCCTTCGCATGCTTCCAGGTATCCAATCCAATCAAAATCCGTACTTCACCCGGCGATACCGAATAGTGATCATCAATCCACTGGAACACCGACCGCCGATAATCCCGATAACCAAATTCCGCATCATCAGCTGTCGCGCCCGTCGCCCCATTCGCCACCGAGGCCGTGTTGATCCGACCGAATATCCCCTTCGACCGCGTCGGCGACGAACCCGGACCATTCAAAATCTCATCATCCAACTTGTCGCCCATCACCATCCGAATATCGTTCCGCAACAACGGCTCAAACTGCGAACCAATCGCCGCCACCGCTTCCCGCGTGTACACATAATTCGCCGTCAAACGCACCGGCGTGATCGTCTCACTCGCAAACACCGCCGCCGTCGCATCATGCCGGCCACTCTCCGCCACAATCGCCGCCGTCGTACCCGAAGTCATGTACGGATAGGTCAACTTACCCGCCCCCACCGACGGCATCGCAATCCCCAACCGACCCGCCGCCGTCCGCTTGAATACCCGCGGCGTGATCGAACCCACATTGTCAATGAACGGCGTATACCCCTTACTCACCGCATCCGCCCGATCCTCCAAATCCAACAACGCCGCCAACGGCAAAGAATTATCGTCAATGCCCATCTCCTGGTTGAACTCCGCCTCCGCACCATCCAGCGAACGCTGCTCAACCACCCGCTCCAAATACCGCGATACCTTGATCTCCCCCACCAATTCCCGCGGTGGCGCCGGCGCCGGCTGATTCAAAAAATCAATCCGCGCCCGTACCGCTTCCTTCGCCCGTGTCTGCGCTACCTCAATTTTCGCCGCATCGTCCTCATCAAATGCGGCCTGCAACGCCAACCGCGCCTCCAACTCCTCAACCTCTACCGTACGTTCCGTCTGATCCACGATCTCTACCGTACGTTCCGTCTGATCCACGATGCCAACTCCTTCTCCATCTCTTTGCCCAATTCCTGCTCAAACTTCCGATCCAACTCCCCAAGAAAATTGTGCCGTGCACTCATCGGCACCAGGTTGATCCGCCCCTGCAATATGAACTCCGGCTCAGCCACCCGCGTTTTGATCGAATCCCGCAGCAACCCCGTTCGTACCGGCGCCCGCGCTTTCACCGCCGACTGTACATCGTCCTTGATCCGCCTCAAAGCCCCGAACAACAAAGTCCACTGGGCACGCCGATTCGCCATCGGACTCTGCTTCGCCAACGCCAGCGCCGCCGCCACCTGCGCCCGATTCACCCTCACGTTCGGTTTGATCATCTATTCTCTGCAATTCTCACCCCGCTCCCTAAAAAATCGCGACCGACATCGCAAGCATAACCACAAAAAATCACCGACACCATGATATGTGCCACCATGACAATGCCGACAAAGCGCCCACCGATAACACACCTGGCACTGCCGATACCTCATCGCCATGAACGCACCCGATTGATCCACTCCTCCCGCGCCTTCAACCGATTCTTCTGCTCCCCGTAAGTCTTCACAATATGGCATATCCGACACAAAACTTGCAAATTTCCATCGTCAAACATTTTACCACCCTCACTCACCGCCACCACGTGATCCACCTCATTCCCCCACCCCCCGCATCGCTGGCAAACGTAATTGTCCCGCTCCAGTATCTCCCGCCGCTTCCGCTCCCACAACTTCCCCTTGCGTTTCATACCAACTGAAACTGTATCTCACTCTCCGGCTTCCGGTCAAACAACCCCGCCGCGATCACCGCCGCCGACAGCGCATCAATCCGCCCCCGACTATTCGCCTTATCCAATGCCGGGTTCCCCGCACCATCACGCCGGATCGTCGAGCTCGCAATCGCCGACTCCATCATCAAACTCGGCCGACACTTGATCCGCTGATCCAACACCAACTTCTGAAAACTCCGTACATCCGCCGATCCGTCCGCCGTCGCCGACGCCCCCTGCCCTCTCGCCTCCACCGGTATCCGCAACCCCGCATCCTGCAACGCCTGATACATCTCCGCCTTGCGATAGCGGTCAAAACCTACCGCCTCAATCCGACACTCACTCTGTTCCAACTCATCAAATACATCGTATAAAAACTGCGATACAGGCACTAATCGACCCCAGTACGTTCGCAACTCACCATGCGCTTCCATCATCGTATACCGAATATCCACCCCATCCGCCCTACCCCGATCCAGTAGGGTAGGGGAGTCGCCGAACGCCCCGAACACCCGCAACACTTGCGACTCCAACCCGATCGCCACCACACAACTCATCGAAGTAGAGCCACCCAGATCAACCCCCAGCACAACAGGCTCCCCACCCAATACACAATCGCGATCATAAAGATTAACCCAATCCGACACACTGCAAATCATCTCCCGGCTAGGGTCTAGATTCTGGTTTAAGTCGTATGCTCGAAAGTAAGACTGATCTGAAGGGTTGGATGTCGCCCGCCTTGCGGCATCCACCATATAATCGTAAGACTTAATTGTGCCGAGCCCAGGGTTAGCGTCACGCCACGCGTCCTCATCCAACAAGTCGCATTCTGCGGGTCCGGCCCATCTACGAAAGAGAACACTTGGATCATCCTTACGCATCTCCAACTCTGCAAACATCGGGCCATCACCCTGAATGCTGATCCCCATGAACTTGCCATTCCGCGAACTGGTGCTGGAAAACATCGCGTTCACCAGCGGCCGTTGATTTTCCTGCAACAACCCCATCTCGTCAATCAACGCCAGGTCCACCCCAATCGCATGACCCGACGCCTTATCCGCCGCAATGAAATCCAGCCGCGCCCCATGCTTGCCGTGAATCACCCCCGGCGTCGGCGACAACCGAATATCCAGTTGCATATCCACCCCGCTGCTGAACGCCGTCTGCTCCACCGCCATCCGCAGCTCCTTCGCCAGCAACCCCGTCAACGACGTCACCGCCCCCCGCCATTGCGGCCGGTTCCACGGGCCCACCAAATGGCACAGCAGCAGCGCCGCGATCAACCCACTCTTACCGTTCTTTCGCGCTACCGATAGACCGGCTGAACGCACCTTTTCCCCGTATGCGTCCCGCACCCACTCTTCCTGCCATCTCTCAATCACAAACGGCTCGCCCGCCAGCATCCCCGTCGGCACCACCAAATTTTCCCGGATCCAGTGCAGGCCGTGATCAATATCCAATTGGGTGTTGTCCGCCGCGAATTTGGTGACGCGCTTCCGAGCGCGGTGGCGCCGAACGCGCTCCCGTGTTGCCGCGCGAACGGCGGCTTTTTGTCGGAATTTTCTCTTTCTCATGTAACCATCATATGAAATTTGTTACTTTTTTACAATG